CAGGTGACATCGCGATCCAACAGGATACATCAACGTCGTTCATTCTGAACAATGATAATGATAGTTTGTTCGTATCGTTCCCAGTAGATCCCACTCTACAATTTACTATTGGCGATGTCTTCACTGGTAGTAATACTGGTGGTAAGATTCAGGCAACTGAGTATAGAGAAGGTGTTGTATATCAGATTAACATCACTGATGGTGGTTCTGGTTACGTTACTCCTCCTGTTGTTACCATTTCTGGTGGTAACCCACAAGCAGGTGCTATCTCAGCAAACGCAACTTGTGAAATTGCAAACGGAATTGTTGTTCTAGTAACCATTGAACTATTCAATGGACTCATCGGTGGTAAAGGATATACCACTGCTCCTGTTGTTACCTTCGCTGCTCCTGCAGGTTCTGGTACACAAGCACAAGGTAATGCACTGATTGAGTCTAGACTCTATGGCGATATTGTTAACAATATCAAGATGGAAGACACTGACGAATTTGAGTCTAGTGACATTCCTCCTGAGACTATCAACATCAGTCGTGTTGTTAACACATCTGCAAGCAACAGCAACAACTGGGTATCTCTATCATCTAACCAGATTGCAGCATCTGACATTACGTCTGGTGTTATCTCTACCGCTAGACTGGCATTTAACAATGCTGCAGCAAACTCGTTCTCCTTCCTAAGAGGTGATCAGTCATATGCTCCTGTAATTCAGTCCCTGAAGGGTGCTGAGACCAGATACTTTGCTAAGTTGACTTCTCAGGCAAATAGCGGTTCTTCTCAGTTGGTCTTCGCTACAAACTCCGATGTACTACTAGGTCACGAAGTTGTAGCAAACATTAATGGTATTCAACCAAATACCAATATCTCTGGCATTCTAACTGCTGCTGGTACAACTACAGTTTCTATTGACAATCCACTGACTGCTACGATTCCAATCAATAGCGTCATTGAATTTGAGAGAGGTCAATCACCACTGACATTTGAATCTTCCTTGACTCAAGGAGACTTTATTGATTCGGTCGTTATCGCATCGGGTGGTAGCGGATTCACAGATGGTCAGTATTTTGACGTTGAACTAACTGGTGGTGCTGGTACAGGACTGAAAGCAAATATCATTGTTAGTGCAGGTGCAGTCACGGAACTGACACTAACTGCTTCTGGAACTGGTTATCTAGCAGACTTTACAGTATCTTCTGCGCCAGCAGAAATTGGTTCTGGATCTGGTCTGGTACTCCTTGCTAAACTCAGTACAGTTAACAAGCAGTTTGCAAACGTTGCTATTGATATCGCTAGAGTTTCTGACCTAACGATTTCTGCTGATGAATTTGGAACAATTGGTGTCAGCAGATTCTATAAAGATCAATTTGAAATTGGTCTATCAGGAAATGGTTCTATCAAACTGAAGACTGGTGCAGATTCTGGTCTTGATGCTGACAAACTAGACGGCGCTCAAGGTACATTCTACCTGAACTCCAGCAACCAGAATGCTGGTACTTTGCCTGTTGATAGACTATCTGGTACTTATAACATCAGTATTGCTAACCAGTCTGGTAGTACACTAAGACTGAATAGTTCTACTAGCAACCTGAACTCCAACCCAACTCCTGATGCATATAACGTCGGTATTATTGCTGACACAAGAAACAACTCTGCTGATGGTCTAGCAGATGGCGGCAACCAGCACGTTACCCTGACTATCAGAAATGGTGGTTCTGGTTTCGACGCAAACCTAGGTGGTGTAAGACAACTTGCATTCACTGATAATGATAACATGTATCTCCGTGGTTCTGGTTCTACACTAGCAACCTTCGGTTCATGGGCAAAAGTCTGGCATTCTGACGCATCTCGCGGTGGAATGGGCGAATTCTCTGGTCTTGATGCTGATAGACTTGACTTCCGTGAAGGTAGTTTCTATCAGAATGCTATCAACATGAATGAGGGCATCTTTAGTGATAACAGAATGCCACCTCACCAGACAGCGAAAGACTTCCAGGATTCTGTACGTGTTCTTGATTGGTCTGGTCAACCAAGATATAAGATTCTCGTTAGAGATGAACTTCTGACCGCAACTCCATTCTTGGTAGGTCAGCAAGTCAACCTTTATGCTGCTAATGGTACTGCGCCTGGTCGTATTTCGATTACAGACATTGAGGTTAACCAGGACATCAATGATCCATACAACAACTACACACTAATTACAGGTACACTTACAACTGGTAACTTTATTGGTGCAATTGAAATTGGTACTACAGCACTTAGTTATCCATTCCAAGACTTCAGTATCGCAACACTAGATGCTAATGCTGATGGTCTACCTGATGGCACATTTGAAGTTGCCTCAATGGAAAGTCTTGGTGGTGCTGCAAGACTGAAACTTGGTAGACAGGATGGAGCATCTGCAACTGATCCTTCGGTATTCTTCAGATCTTCTCTAGCAGCTGCACCTAATTATAACTCAGCAATTATTGCTACTGGTGGTAATTCTGCCGATGGATCTGGTGCTCTAGAGTTTAAGACAGCAAACGTCAATGCATTGACGTTGTTGGGCAACGTTCTATGGAACGAAGGAAACCTAGTCCCATATGTATCAAATGTTGGTTCTTCTTACGGACCTAATAATAATGATTGGGATCCTGCAAATCCAGATGACAATGTAACGCTGAGAAGCATTGTCATGAGAGACAAGGATGGCAACTTCAACGCTGGTACTATTACAGCAAACCTAACTGGTGCTGCTTCCTTGAACGTTCTCAAGGCAGGCGATACGATGTCAGGCACACTGATTATCTCTGGTATCGCTGCAGCAAATCAGGCGCTGAGCGTATCTGGTAGAGCAGACTTCCTGAGCAACATCACAGTTAGCGACGACCTTACAGTCAATGGCACCACACTTCACGTTGATGCAACTGACGACACAGTAAGCATCGGTACTACTTCTTCCGATTCTGCTGTAAAACTTCTGATTGTAGAAGATGCTGATCAGGATGTTGTCCTGAGAATGTACTCATCCTACAATGTTGGTGGTGGTCCAGCTCAGCGCGATGCAGTCATTCAATTGCTAGGTCAGGATGGCACTCTCGATGAAGGTCTTGAAATTAAGTATGATAATAGTGTTGGTGATGTATACTTCAAGCAACTATTCAATCAAATTACGACTGGTGCTGCGATTCGCGTTGGCACTGGTGCATTCGGTGATGATGCCCTAACCATTACTGGCAACGGCAACCTAGGCGTTCAGATGACTGCCGATGACGCATATGAGTTGGATGTAAATGGATCTGCAAGAGTCAAGACTGCTCTTAACATTGCTCGCGCTGAGAATAATGGTGGTGCTCCTGCAATCTTCGCAGGTGCAACTGGCGCATCTGATGGATCAGGTGGTTATCTAAGCAACTTCCGTGTTGGTAACCAACTACTACAAGCAGATACGTTTGAAATCACACCTAGTGATGGAACACAAGGTGCTCTAGTTTGGAAATCTACTCCAGCACTTGCAATTCAAGGTTCCGAGAACCGAGTTGCAATCAATACTCTCCAGTTTGGTGGTACTGATACTACAGTATCTCCACAGGTCCAGAGAGAATATCAACTCAACATTCAAGGTGATATCAACATCAATGGTCTTGTCTTCCAGAACAATGCTGAGTTCGTTACTTCCAGATGGACAGAATCTGATAATGAACTAGACATCTACAGAGAGTCTAAAGTTTGGATCAACCCAGATTCTACTGTAGCTGGATTCACTGGTGACCCTGACTATGATCTTCAAGTCGGTGGCGGTAATAATGCTGGTCACCTAGGACTACATGGTGTCATGTATGTTAGGGATACTCCTCAGTGGATTGATACCACTGGTATTATCAAGAACTCTGCTAATACAATTGCAGAGGATGTGACTATCCCAGCAAACGCTAATGCTATGTCAATTGGTCCCATTACGATTCAACCAGGAATCACCATCGATGTGATTGGTAACTGGAACATTATCTGATAAATATATAAAGAAAAGAACCCCTAGTCCGTTTAAACTATGTCTAGTCTAAATGTAGGAACTGTAACGTTATCCAATGGATTGACACTTCCTTCTTATACATCATCTCCTGATAACAGACCTTCTCATGGTGCAGGAAAAACTATCTACGATTCTACTTCGGACACCATTCAGGTTTCTGATGGAACTCAATGGATCAGTGCTGGATCTGCTGGATCAGGTCTAGTTACTGCAACAGGGGGAGAAATCACTTTTGCAGGTGGTTATAAAGTTCACACATGGTATAACGTGGGTGAATACAATTTCCAAGTTACAGGTGCAGCGTCTGGTGCTAACGTCGAAGTTCTTGTATGTGCTGGAGGTGGATCTGGAGGAACTATTGGCGGCGGAGGCGGAGGCGGCGGTGTCTGCTATAACGGATCATACCCAGTTTCTGTTGGTTCTTACGACGTAAAAGTTGGAGCAGGTGGATCTACACCACTATCTGGATATCCTGTAGCAAAAGGAACTAGTGGATCTCCTTCTAAATTTGGTAACCATGAAGCATATGGCGGTGGTGCTGCTGGATCTTGGGGTCCTAATGCTAGAGAGAGTGGAGAACCAGGAGGATCTGGTGGAGGAGCAACTGGTCCTGGTCCCAGAGCACCTACGATTGGAACTGCAACTCAAGGCGTTGCTCCTGGTAGTGGTGTTACTCACGGAAATCCTGGTTACGATAATGGTAACAGAGTTTCTGGAACACATTCTGGTACTCACACTGGCGGTGGTGGCGGTGGTGCAAACCCCAATAACACTCGCAACGGAAGAGTTGGTGGCGATGGTGTCACCTATATGGGTCTAACTGTTGGCGGTGGCGGTGGTGGTGGATCCCACGAAAACTATGGTACTGCTCCTATTGCAACTCCTGCTGCTCCTGGCGGTGGTGGTCGCGGTGCATCCAGATCTTCTCAGTTCGCAGGTGGCGGCGGTCAAGGTTGGGGTGAACCAGGACAAGTCAACACTGGTGGCGGCGGCGGAGGCGGCTGGTATAATGGTGGTGGTAATGGTCAAGGATCTGCTGGTGGTCCTGGCATCGTTCGTGTCCGTCATACAGTCTAATATATGTCCCTTTATAATGTTGAGGAAAATTTCCTCAGTGAAGAAGAGTTTGATCAACTAACTACACAAACAATATACAATCATTATTTCCCGTTGTATCTGAAGCACCGAGTAGCATCGGCGTCTTCAGACGACGGGATTTATTTTACCCACAATTTCTTTTTTAGTGGACAAGCATGTAGTGATTATTATAAACATCTTCTTCCTATTCTTCTAAGAATTAAACCCAAAAAATTACTTAGAGTTCAATTAAATTTATTCCCCAAAACTGCTGAGATCGTACAGCACGACTGGCATACTGATATGCTGTGGGATCATAAGGGTTGTATAGTTTACCTAAATAGTAATGACGGATCAACCTTGTTAATGGAAGATGATGAGAATGCCGTAAGCATTCGTTCTATATCAAACAGAGCATTATTTTTCAATCCAGGAAAACTCCACTGCAGTACGACATGTACTGATTCTGAATTCAGAAGCAATATCATTTTCAACTATGAGTGATTTTTATAATGTGTTTTCTATACCCGTATGGAAAACAAAAATAACCAAGGATGATTATGATAAAGATCTAATCCTTGGTGAGATGCTACACAACTTCAAAGTAGATCCCAAAAGAAATACCTGGGATAAGGTGATGCCAACTACTATGAAAAGTAACTGGCATCATTCCAATAATGATGAATCTGATGAAAGATTTAAGTCTGTCAGTTACGAAGAGTCTGGTTTAACTTCGGTTATCAACTCGAAGGTTAGAGAATTCTTTTCTCATCTCGGGTTAAATTCTGATGTCAATTACTTTTTTCAAATAACAAACTACACAGTGTCTACCGAAGGATACTTTCTGACTAGTCATGGGCACGGCAGTGATTCTTTTAGTTCAGTTCTGTTTGTTCAATTTGATAAACTAAATCACCCATCTACTTATTTCAATAACCCATATAGTGCAGCAGATCAAACACGTTGGTTGCAAAAAGATTTATATAATTCTTTTGACAATCGAAACCCGTTTTTCAGTTATATGCAAGATACATGGGCGATCGACACTGACGAAGATGACTACATGATTTTTCCAGGGCATGTCAAACATGAAGTTCCTACAGTAGGAAAATCAAATAAAGAAAGAGTAACTATTTCATGCAATATTAAGGTTTACAAAGATGTCTAAAGAAATCAATTCTATTACTATTGTTGGTGGCGGTAGTGCTGGATGGATGTCTGCCGCTACTATGATTAGATTTTTTCCTAACAGAAAAATTACGATCATTGAAAGTCCTGACTTTCCTATTGTAGGAGTTGGAGAGAGCACTCTAGGACACATCAATCAATGGTTAAGTCTTCTTGGAATCCACGAAGATGACTTCATGAAAGAATGTGATGCATCATACAAATTGAGCATCAAGTTTACAGACTTCTATGCCAAGGGTGATGGTGGTTATCACTATCCATTTGGACCACCACTAAAAGATGGAACTGAACTTGGACTCAATGACTGGCATGTCATGAAGTTGTTTGCTCCTGGTACTCCAGTACAAGACTTTGCTAGATGTTTTAATCCCATTACTCTACTAGCAGAACAAAACAAAATTGATAAAAATGAGAGTGGTCACCTAGACAACTTTGATTTTTCAAGGGATGCTGCATATCATTTTGATGCTGTAAAGTTTGGTCAATGGTTGAAGAATAACTATTGTCTCCCTAGAGGAGTGGAACTTATCGCTTCTTCTGTCAAGAATATTACTACTGGTGATGATGGTATCGAGTCATTGACTCTAGATGATGGTACGATACATTCTGCTGACATGTATCTAGATTGTACTGGATTCAAGAGTATGCTTCTTGCTGGTGCTATGAAAGAGGAGTTCGTTTCTTATAGAGATGTTGTTCCAAATAACCGAGCATGGGCAACTAGATTGCCATACACAAATAAAGATGAGCAGTTGCAACCCTACACAAATGGCACTGCCCTGTCATCTGGTTGGGTATGGAACATTCCTTTGTGGAGTAGAATTGGTACAGGGTATGTTTATAGTGATGATCACATCACTCCAGAAGATGCTTTAAAAGAATTTCAAGAACATATTGGAAGAGACGATCTTGAGTTTAGAGATATCAAGATGCGTATTGGAATTCATAAAAACGTATGGACGAAGAACGTAGTTGGGATTGGATTAGCAGGTGGGTTTATTGAACCATTGGAGAGTAATGGTTTGTTTACTGTGCATGAGTTTCTTCTTAAGTTGACTAGATCTATTGCAAAACCTTTTGTAAATCAATTGGACCGAGATATCTTTAATATGTCTGTTCGTGATATATTTGATACGTTTGCTACATTTGTTGGTTTACATTACCGACTTAGTTCTAGAAACGATAGTTCTTATTGGAGAGATGTCACGGAAAGAACTAATCTTCGTGAGGAACTTCTGAGAATTCCTCAGATGCAAACAGACTTTAGACACCTTGCTACAGCAAAAATGATTGATGAGCAATTTACTGATGGAGGACAAGCATACATTGCTACTGGTATGCACTATCCCTTGATTGATGATTCGACTTTGCTTTCTTGGACATATCACAATGATGTAGACTATAGAAAGTTGGCACAAAGAGCAGCACTTAGATTTACACGCAGAAAAAATATGTGGCAAAGTGTTTCGGACATTGCGCCAACATTGCATGAACACTTGGCAAATAAATATGGGTATGAGGTAAATTAATTATGGCATACGAAGCGATGTGGTATAAATCTCATCTTCCAGAAGAGATTATTGATCCTATGATGGAGCATTTGTGGGACTCCGATAACTTTATTGATTCTGAAACCAAAAGTGGTCTACAATTAGATGTTAGAGATAGTCAACATCAATGGATTCCTGATAGTCATTGGGTGTGTGGTTTGCTATGGCACTACGTGACTCTAGCAAACAATAGCAACTTTGGTTATGACATCACTCAGTTTGATCACAATGCGATTCAATACACTAAGTATGAAGCTGGTCAATATTATGGATGGCACAAAGATGATGGTGTTGCTGCTATCGATACCAAAGATAGATCTAAACAAATCCGAAAATTGTCTGTCGTAGTTCAGTTGTCTTCCCACGAAGATTACACGGGAGGAGAATTCCAAATGATGGAAGATGTCAATAGAACTTTCTTTGCCCCAAAACAAAAAGGTACTATTATCATTTTTGACAGTAGACTTCCTCATAGAGCGAAGAAAGTATTGACTGGCGAAAGACGATCTCTTGTCGCTTGGGTAACTGGACCTCAATGGAGATAAGTATGAAGTGGAATGACTGGTCTGTGATCCTTGTAAAAAACATAGTAAATCCTGTTCTTCTGTACGATAATGTTCCAGAGGAGAGAGGAATGGTAAGATACAATCCTGATAGAGTTATATGGAAAGAAAGTGAAGGTCCATATGGAGTGGATGGTAGTTTTTCTAGATATAATCATCCAAAATACAGAAAACTTCATTACGAGTTAAAATCTAAAATAGAAAAAGTCATAGGAGATGTTCTATACCCAACATATTTCTATGACAGATTTTATTTCAAAGGGCAAGAACTAGTAGAACATACTGATAGACCATCATGTGAGGTGAGCATCTCAATTAATTGCTCTCACAATTTAGATTATGATTGGCCAATCTGGTTTAGAACTCCAGAGGGTGATGACATTCCTTTGATCACAAATCCTGGAGATGCGGTAATCTACAAAGGTGAAGAGAGACCTCATTGGCGAGAACCTATGAAAGGAAATTCTAAATCTTATTTCCATCAGTTGTTCATGCACTATGTTCGTAGAGATGGTCCATATCTAGAACACGCATATGATAGAGTGAATACTCTAGCAATGCTATAAATAAACTATAGGAAAGAAGTCTCAACAGATAACATGTCGGAAATTAATGTTGGTGATTTAAACGTATCTAACGAACTTAGATTGTCCATTTATAATAATGCTAGTAGACCTGTTAACCCTGCTACTGGATTTATGATCTTCAATTCAGATGAAGAGAAGTTGCAGGTTTGGGACGGATCTAACTGGAAGAGTTTTGGTCGAAAGAATTATGATATTAGTGCTACTGGCAACTATCAGTCGATTGATCTGACCAACGAATATAATGGATATCGTTGTTATAAATTTACTGGAGATGGAACTATCACAGTAAATCAAAGCGACCCAGACAACGGTGTAGAATTCGTTCTCATCGCTGGAGGCGGTGGCGGAGGAGGAGTTATTGGTGGCGGAGGTGGTGGCGGTGGCGTCATCTATCGCAGAAGTGTATATCTAGCACCAGGAACTTATAATATTACGATTGGACAAGGTGGTGCTGCTGGAACTGGATGGAATAGTCCTCAACAGGAAGGAACTGCTGGCGGTCCTTCTGTCTTTACTGACAATGCTGGATTCACATATGAAGCAGTAGGAGGAGGCGGTGGTTGCGCTCACGGCGGAAGCTCACCTAATAGAATTGCTGGTCAAGGCGGTTCTGGTGGTGGTAGTGCAAACGTTCAGCGTCGTGGTGGCAATGCTATCGGCAAAAACTTCGGACCACAAAATACCGACAAAGGACATGATATTAGATCTGTATTCAGCGATAACAATGAAGCACATGCGTCAACTGATGTTCTAGGAAGAAGTGGTCAAAGTTGGGATGCAATCGAAACTAGTACCAATGATGATAGAGGAGTACAAGGTCACGCTGGAGGAATCTGGGGTGATGGTGACGCTGGCGCTGGTGGCGGTGGTTGCGGATCTAATGGAGGCAATGGTGGAGCTCCCCGAGATACTGGGGGAGAAGGTGGTCATGGATGCTATTTCGACTTGGATGGCAACATGACTGGATATGCTGGCGGCGGCGGTGGTGGCGTGCGAGGAACTGGTCGTCGTCGTGGAGTTAAAGCAGGTGACTATGGTGGCGGTGATGGCGGCAGATCTACTTCTGCTCCAGTATCTTTCGGTAGTCCAACCTCCAATAGTGCTGAAGCTGGTGGCACCAATCGCGGTGGCGGTGGCGGCGGAGGGGGTTATAATGCTCCCAGAAGCGGCGCTGTTGGTGGTCCTGGTGGATCAGGAATATTCATGATTAGATATAAGAGGGTATAAAAATGGCATTAGATTTAACATATGTTGCTTCTCTAACTGAAGCACAAAGACAAACAATAGTTACAGTAATCAATCACATTGAAGACGAGGAACCATTTGGTCCTGGTGTAACTGCCGATTGGGTTGAAGAAATGAGAGAAACTCTTAGACTTTCTGCACCTAGACAGGAAGATATTGATCAATGTGAGACACTGAAAAAAATTGCAAACACCGATCTCTCATATTCTGTCAATAGACTTGCTGACGATAAGGGACTACCTGTCGTCACTATTACGGGTAACACTCTAGAACTTGACAGAGTGTTTATCGAAGAGTAATATAAATACCTACGTATCGTAATTTTTAACAATGGACACAGCAGAACTGAGAAAGAATTTTGACGAGCAACTTGCTAATACAGAAAAGCAAATTGCCGAACTTGAAGCAAATCTTGCTAAAGCAAAAGAGTATAAACTTAAACTAGTTGGTGGCATCGAGACTTTAGATCTTCTCAATCCCAAAGAGGAACAACCTACCGAAGCACCTGCAGAATGACACGAATCCCTGCTTCCTAAATAGAAGTAGGGATTTTTTGTATCTAGGTGCATGGCTACACCAACAAGTAAAGCAGAATTAATTGAATACTGCGAACGCCAGTTAGGTGCGCCTGTCCTGCAGATCAACATGGATGCCACCCAAAAGGATGACATCATCGATCAGGCGATTCAATATTATCACGAATACCATTTCGATGGTGTTGAAAGGATGTACCTCAAGCACAAGTTTACTGCTGCTGAGGTAACTCGTTTCAATGAAACTGATGCTGCGTCTACATCTGCTGACGGGACTGCATGGGAGAACAGGAGTAACTACATTGAGGTTCCTGAACTTGTCATCGGCATTCAAAAAGTATTTGGTGTTTCCTCAAACTTCATGAGGAACAACCTTTTCGGTATGAGTAACCAATACTACTTGATGGACCTGTTCTCGTTTTCTTCAGGTTCTGCATTTAGTTTTGGTAACTTTGACTTGACAAACTACTTCATGATCAAGCAGCACTTTGAGACTATTGATATGATTATCAATACAGGTGCTCTGGTTGAGTATAGGTTTAACAAGAGACAAGACAAGTTGTATATTGATATCGATAAGTCTAGGATTATAGAAGATCAGTATCTCCTTATTGACTGCTACAGATACCTAGATCCATCTACTCATACTCAAGTATTCAACGATAGTTTTGTCAAGAGATATGCTACTGCTCTCATGAAGAGGCAGTGGGGACAGAATCTAATTAAGTACAATAACGTCTCTCTTCCTGGCGGCATTAACCTCAATGGTCGTCAACTATGGGAAGATGGAGATCGTGAAGTGAGAGAATTAGAGTCTAGAATGATGACAGATTATTCCCTTCCACCAATGGATATGATCGGATAAGATGCCTACCAGTCCCTATTTTCCAAGTTACTACGGCGGTACTACTGGCGAGCAAGGTCTCGTCCAGGATCTTGTGGACGAGCAGATCAAACTGTTCGGCACAGATATCTATTACATGCCAAGAACCATCCTGAGAGATAACACTCTGGATGATATTGTCTATAACAAATATCTAGAACAATTTCAGATTGAGATGATGCTTCAGAATGTTGAAGGATTTGGATCTCCATCTGAGTTCATTAGTAAGTTTGGTCTTAGAATTACTGACGAAGTAAGATTCTCTGTATCTCAAAGACGTTGGGATGCAGAGGTTGCAGAGCACAATCCTACCTTGACTGTAGATGGTAGACCTAACGAAGGCGACCTGCTATACTTCCCACTTACTAAAGATCTTTATGAGATCAAGTTTGTCGAACGAGAAGATCCTTTCTATCAGTTAGGCAAAATTTATTACTACACAATGACGGCAGAAATCTATGAATATGGCAGTGATGACATTTCTACGGGAGTTCCCGAAATCGATGAAATCGAGACTCTGTTTAGCAGTGCTATTGCTCTTACACTTTCTGTTGGCGGCACAGGAGACTTCACGATTGGAGAGACAGTTACAGGCAGCACAACAGGAGTTGAGGCAGAAGTCAAGTCTTGGGATAACTCCACAAGAGTGCTCCAAGTTATTAACAGAAAAGGAACCTTTGCCACTGGCGAAGCGATAACTGGAAATGATAGTGGTGCTGTTTGGGTGGTAGGTACATTCGACACTCTAAATAATACGAACAGCGAGTATGATCAAAATAGAGTCATTGAAACCGCTGCAGATAACATTATTGATTGGACTGAGGGCAACCCGTTCGGTGAAGCAGGTAATTTCACAGGTAGTATCTAATGTTAGGGTCACACTTTTATAACGAAATTATTCGTAGAAATATTATCGGTTTTGGAACTCTCTTCAACAACATTGAGTTGAAGAAGAAAGATCCTAGTTCTGGTGATGTTCTTGAAGTGGAGAAAGTTCCTCTAGCATATGGTCCCAAGAATAAGTTCTTAGCACGTCTAGAACAGAACCCAGATGTAGGTCGTAAGATTGCGATCACTCTTCCACGTCTCTATTTTGAGATGACTGGTATCAATTACGATTCCCAAAGGAAGACATCTCCCATTCAAAAGTACAGAACCATTGTACAAGATGATGGCACAGAAGTAAAAGAGCAATATGTTCCTGTGCCATACAACATTGAATTTGAACTTGGTATCATTGCCAAGTCACAAGATGATGCTCTGCAGATTATTGAGCAGATTCTACCATACTTCCAACCATCTTTTAGTATCACTCTCAACATGATTCCTGACATGGATGAGAAAAAAGATGTTGCTATTACATTGAATGGTATCAACTATGATGATGCCTGGGATGATAGTTTCCTTGAGCGTAGATACATTACTTGGACACTGACATTCACTGCCAAGTCTTATGTCTATGGTCCATTCGATCAGGCAAGCGTTATCAAGAAAGCAATTGTATACGAAGGTATCAAAGCAGAAGTTCCACAAAGAACTACAAAAGTTACCTATACACCTAAGGCACTCGAAGATAAGAATAGCGATGGTGTCATCAATGAACTTGATGATGCTCTCCTAACTGGAGGTGACGATTTTGGATTTAATGAAGGCATTGAACTACTATGAGCAAGTTTGAAGATAACATGGAAGACATTTTCGA